TGTCTAAATTTAAAAATATGTGGAAAGCTTTAGACAGAGAAGATTATGGTGAAGCTAGTTTTCAAATGATGGATTCTCTTTGGGCAAAACAAACTCCTAACAGAGCAAAAAAATTAGCAGAAAAAATGAGAGGTGCATGATGTGGTTAAATCTAGCAGCTAAATTAGTACCAGGCATGATTAAAACTGGTATGTCAATTGCAGCCAATAGAAGAAAAACAAAAGAATTAGAATCGGTAGCTGAATTAAAAATGGCTGAACGTATGGCTAATGGTGAGGTTGAATTTAAAAAAGCTGTCATTGATTCACATAAGGGAGATTGGAAAGACGAATTTTGCCTCATCCTCATCTCAATCCCTCTGTTGCTTTTAGCATGGTCTGTATTTAGTGATGATCCAGATATACAAGCAAAGATAGATATATTTTTTGATAAATTTGCTAACTTACCGATGTTTTATCAAGCTCTTGTAGTAGGAGCTTTTAGTACGATACTAGGTATAAAAGGTGTTTCTACATTTAAAAAAAAATAAATGTCTGACATTGATTTGATTAATGAATATAAGGATCAAGTAAGAATCCTTAAACAAGAGGTTGCAGAATTGCAAGACGCAGGTAAGTCTAAAGATTCTGCTAACAAAAGATGTTTGCAAAAACTAGAACACTCTCAACAAGACCTGGATGATGCAACAAAAAAAATAAAAGAACTAGAGAGTGAAATAAAAAAAATAAAAGATAATAAATGAATTTTGTATTAAATTTAATAATGTGTTCTGCTGTAACAAATACTTGTTTACCACCTTACAAATACCCAGATTTATTTGTAGATGGTTATTCTTGTATGATAGCTGGTAACTACGAATCAATCTTTAAGCTAGAGGAGATTGGTTATGAAGATGTTAATAAAAACAAAATATATATAAAATTTATATGTAACGAAGAAGTTATAGAAAAAAAAACATAATGTATTGTGTAGTATGGAAAAAAGACAGTGATTTGCATACAATGTTTACAAACACTATCTTTGAAACAGAAAAAAAAGCTATAGAATTTAAGGATAAACAAAAGTCTATGAGAAAAAAACATGATTGCAGAGTTGTAGAATATGAATATAAATACTTTGATGGAGTAAAATTAGAAGATGGCTAAAACACCAGCATGGCAAAGAAAAGAAGGTAAATCTAAATCAGGTGGTCTTAATGCAAAAGGCAGAGCATCTTATAACAGATCAACTGGTGGTAACTTAAAAGCACCTGTTACTACTAAGCCATCTAAATTAAAAAAAGGCTCAAAGGCAGCAAAAAGAAGAAAATCATTTTGTGCTAGAATGAAAGGTATGAAAAAAAGATTAACTTCTGCTAAAGTTGCTAATGATCCAAATTCAAGAATTAACAAGGCATTAAGAAAATGGAACTGTTAATATAAAAAAAAGGAGAAAACTATGTACGGAAAAAAACCAATGAAGAAAAAGAAGAAGAAATCTAAAAAGAAAAAAAAGAAAATGATGAGTAGATATTAACAATTAGGAGTAACTGCTAGTCAGTTGGGAATGTTGGAGGGTTATATATTATGCCTAAAGGTAAAAATAAAAAGTACAGTAAGAAACAAATGGTGATTGCTAGAATGGCTGCACCTTTTGATAAAATAACAGGTGCTGACTTTAAAGCACTTAAAAAAAAGAAAAGGAAAAAATGAAAAAACTAACTAAAAGACAAGAAGACGCATTAAAACGTCATAAGAAACATCACACTGCTAAACACATGAGTATGATGAGAAAAGCAATGAGAGGTGGAAAAACTTTTGGACAAGCTCATAAAATGGCTATGAAAAAAGTAGGAAGATAAGGAGTTAAGATGGGTAAATTATGTGCAAGAGGTAAAGCAGCAGCTAAACGAAAGTTTAAAGTTTATCCATCTGCTTATGCTAATATGTATGCTAGTGCAGTTTGTTCAGGTAAGATAACTCCTGGTGGTAAAAAGAAAAAAAAGAAAGCTAAGAAAAGAAAAAGATAATGTCAAAGGGTTTAAGATCATGGGTAAGAGCAAACTGGGTTGATATTGCTAATCCAAGATCCGATGGTTCTTTTCCTAAATGCGGTAGATCAAAGGGTGAGAAAAGAAGAAACTATCCTAAGTGTGTTCCTGCTGCTAAAGCTAGATCCATGAGTCCTTCACAAAGGAGAGCTGCTGTATCAAGAAAGAAAAAAGCTGAACGAAGACCAAGAAAAGGTAAGAAACCTAACTATGCCAAAACCTAAAAAAAAAACTTGGCAAAAATCAAAAGATAAAATTTTTGAGGTCGGTACTTGCAAGTATTGTACTGACATGATGACTAATATGGATAGCTTTGTTTCTTTTCATGGTGGTGGTCATGCTCATTGGCAATGTATGAAAGAAGACTCTGACAAACCTAAGTCTAACTTTGATTGGTAAGGCAGCCATATTTCAGACTGCCTCTGTGCTTGTTATTTAGGAACACACTTGCCATGAATGACAATGTTTCCATTTTCTTGTTTTATTTTAATTTCTACTTTCTCATTGGGTTTACAATTTTTCAATTCGTTTTGATAAACCATATCTATTGAAAGCATTACTTGATCCATTGGATTTCTACAATTTTTTATAGACTCCCAATTTTCTTTTATTAGTTCCTCCAGATGATTACTCTCTTTCATCTTGCTCCTCCTCTTTTTTGTTTTCTTCTTTAGAGTTTTCTTCAAACTCTTTTCTTACCTTTGCTAACTCTTTGTAGTAGCTTGGGTGCTTCCATTCATAACTCATATTTTCCTCCCTATTTTTTTTCATAACCCATTATACCACATTGGGTTTTTCAAAATTTTGAAAAAAAATATTTTTATTAAAAACTAAACGATTGAAATTTTAGGGTGTTTCAGGATTGGTGCGACAATAAAATCCTTTTTGGGTTTTTTAGTGTTTTTAACTTTCGTAAAATTTTATTGCATCTTTAACATAATTTTCATCTAAATCATTTCGCCAAAAGTAATGGTCAAATTGAGGTTGAATGTAGTCTTTGATTACTTTTGCATCGTTGCTTATCTTCATTAGATTTTGTCTTACTTTACATCGTTGAATAATCTTTGGTATTCTTTTTTCTATGTTCTCAGGTTTAAGTTCATCACAATTACCTGCATGAAATACTTTAAAAGTTTCTTCATTGATATAACAAAGATACACTGGCACTTTGAATACTGACCAATAAAAATCTATTTGTAATAAATTAAATGGATCTGGACTTTCTTCAGGTAATTTTGAGGTAAACCAAGACCTTGTGCCATCTTTTTTAATTTTACCTTTTCTAGGAAACTTGCATTTATCCTCAATAATTACTTTATCTCCTTTTAAATCTATATAACCATGTACAGGTATATTAATGCCATCAAACCATCTAAATGCTTCTATCTCAGGTTTACAATTTTCATAACCTGGTATTGTTTGGTGAGCTGCATGACCATTAGCAATCATTTTTGGTAAAATTGTTTTGTAATGTTCAAACTCATCATGTTCAGCAATAGATGGATTTATTTTTTTAAGTTTTTCTTCTAAAGGTACAAACATTATTTTTGCAATCTTTCATACTCTTTTTGAAATGCAGTATTAAATTGTTCAGCAACAATATTTGTTTCTTGCCAATCCTCTAAAAAATAACTTAATGGTTTTTTTAAAAATTTACTTATTTTAACAAGTGCAACAATTGGTATTCTATTATCACCTTTTTCATATTTACCAATTTGTTGAAATGAAGTTTTAAGTGCGGTTGCAACTTTTGATTGGCTTATAAAACTTTCTTTGCCAGTAAACTCATTTATCTTTGTTCGTCTTGCAAGTTTAAGTTTTTTTCCTAAATCAATATAAAATTGATTATCTTCTTCATGGTTCTTTTTTGTATTAGATGATAGTTTCATGTCTTTCCTTTCTATTAGAGTATAGAATCCCTTAAGTGCAAATGCAACTTTTTAGATATACTTAATTAAGTATATAAAAATCTAGCATCTCTGTTCTCTGCTTCAACAATTCTTCGGTACAATTGATTGTACTCTTTGAATGCTTTGAGAGTATGTACACATTGCCTTCCCTTATCTTTAGCAGCATAAACTTTTTTATGTGCCTTATCTAGCTTATTGTACAATCTAGTATTGCTATTTCTTAAGCTCATCATTCTCCTCACCGATTAGTTTAATGTTTGCCTTAATAAGTCTGGTATCGGTGATATTAATTTTTGCAGACTCACTAGGCATTTTTTGATTGTGTGCTTTTTTAGTTGCTTCTTCAACTGTTTCACCATCAAAAATTTCTTCAAAGTTTACAGCTAGTTCTATGTTTGATTTTTTTAATACTTTAACCATTTAAAACAATATTCCTACTGTAACCAGAATAATCCCTTTTAATTTCATTTCGTTGCTCTAATTTTAATACCAAAGAGCTTACTGAATTTTTACTTCTATAACCCATTTCATCAGCCATTTCTTCAAACGTAGGCGAATATCCAAATTTTGTACTATAGTTTTTAATAAATTGCAATAGCTTCAACATTTTTGGAGTCATTGGTCTTTTAGTTTTTTTCTTGTTCATCTATTACCAACCTCCTTAGTAGTTCTGTATAACCAGATATGTCGTCAAAACTATCTTTTTTATAGCTTTTTGATTGCATAACTCTCCAACATTTTAATAAAATCATAAATAAACCAAAAAATTTAAGAGGTATTTTTACATCTTTGTTATTATGTATTGATAAATATTTTTCCATAATTCCAACCATCACATAAGAAGTATGGTCAAAGTGTCCATAATCATTTTGTTTTTGATTTAGTAATCTTTCTATTTCGCTAATAAATTTTACGTTGTCATTCATATTCTGTACCTAAATAATAATCTCCTACTACGTCTAAACAATAATGTGCAAACACTACTTTGTTTTTATAAGTTGGATAAGTTCTATCTCCTATATCTTTGTATTTAATAACTGCATCAAATATTTCATCGCAGGTAAGGATAGTTTCAAATTTAATTTTATGTAAAATATAACTTTCCTCACCTGAGATAAGAGCTAAAATTAAGTAAACAACTTTCACTTAGAAAGGTATTTGTTTACTCTGCGGTTTATTTTGTTTTGGTTTAGGATCGTTTTTATAACCAGATAAAATATTACCAGATTCATTTAACCATCCGATTAAACCTTTGTGTCCTCCAGCTTCGGCATAGTTCATTTCACCAGTAAATTTATCATCACCTTTAAATAAAACTCCTACTTGAGCATAGACTTTAAGGAACTTAGTATTACCATCTTTTGATTGTCCTTTGACACCTAAGATAGTTCCTTTATTACCATTGTCTAAAGTAACATTACCTGAGAAATCAATTTTGATGGCTTTTTCATTGTTGGCATCATAAGGAAACAACACCCAATCCTTTTGCTTACCAC